TCAGGTTTATGGCTTAGTTTGTTATATAAATTACTCCATGTATCATGCATATCATCATAACGAAACCAAAATTCTTTCTGTAACCAAAACCATAAATCGTGGGTCCATTGATAGTTTGATCTATTTTCACTAACCCATTTAACAACATCAGAATTCGTTAAAGGTAAAACAAAGTCTCCTGCTGCTTCTACAATTTTACTATCTCTATTATGAATATAATGGGCTGTTGCTAAGTATTGGGTATATTTAGGAATCATTTCTAACACATGTTCATCACAATGAGCATACGAACAATTTCTTGTATCTATATCTAAAAAATATAATTCTGTCATAAGCAAGGTGAGGGCCGTCATCGTGATAGTGACGACCCTTTTTCAAAATTTATAATCTAAAAAAACGATGTTGATCTATTGTAGCAGTCCTTCTGTCTGCCCTGGCCCATCTGGGATCATCGATATATTTTGCGTGATAATGTGTCGCGCCATCTGTAATATCGATATATTTATCTTTGTATAAAAAGATGTGTTTGGCTAACTCTTGCGCATGAGTCCATAGCCGACTTTCTCTAGGTTCATCACCTCTACCATCACAATACCATGAAAATTGGCATTGATCTCTTTTAGGAAGGCCATTTGCGTGTCGTTTAGCTTCTTCGATTACACCACATACCGTGTTTGGAAAATATTTAGATTTTACTCTATTTAATACTACTTGAGTAACTGCGAGTTGTCCTGCTGTACTTTCAGTTGCAGCCTCAAAAAATATATTCTTTGCCATACACATTATTTGTTTTTTATTATCCTCAGTAGCTAATTCTATTGGTATTATGTCATCACCCCAATAGAATCGTTCTTCTGGACGACTTGTTAAAACGTTCCGCGGTACATCATTCGGTACGATTGTTGCTGCTGTTGCTAAATTTGGTATTGGTTGTACATATTCATTGCTTGTTATCGAGCTTTCAATATTACTACCTAAGTTTCCAAAGGTTAAGAACATAATGAAAAAAACTAAAAACAGTTTCTTCATATTCCTCTTGTATTTGGGTTTTCGTTCCAGTCACAGTTATGAACGCCCTCTTGGGCTTTTAATATAGGTGTCTCCATGGCCAAAATCATTAAGTCTCAAATACTCTCTCCAATCGAAATCGGATATGTAAGTATATGCTCCTTCTGTACCTTTAAATGTTTGTGTACCCATATCGAAATCGAATGTGGTAATTACATTTACAGGGTTCGCCAATCTGACAGTTATGGAACGTGGCTCACCACCTTCAGAGACCATTCTTCTAAGTTCCGCTTCTCGCGTCACCTCGTCTCCTCCGCTGGATAATCGCCTAAATTTTACTATTCTCTCTTCTAGAATTTTAAAGTTTTTCATTACGGTATTAAATCCGGAAAAGTGTCTTTTACTAGTTTATAAGTTAATCCTCGATATTTCAACTTTTTGTCTTTGACTTGGAGAACCACTTGGGCCTCCTTTGGATGTAATTCTTCCAAAAGTTGTACAAATAATTGCTCTCTACGTAAGGGCTTCAATCCGTCATGTCCACCTTCAACAAAGAGGTAGAACTTCCTAATATTATTATAAAGGTACGTGGGATTGTGCTCGTTTGGAGAACCTACCGTTTTGAATGGCGGGGCCCCCTCTGGAAGCAAGAATTTGATGTCGGGATGAAATGCATATTTTAACAATTCCTTTAAAGGGTTAGATTCATGTTCCAACAAAATCTTCTTACGTTCTGTAACAGATTTTGCTTTTGCGATATCCTCAAATATTATTGGTATACTAAGTGCCATAAATTAAAACTCCGATATGTTTTCTGTTAGGTTCTTTAATCTATGTTCCACAAAATAAGTAAGTAATCTCTTTCTGTCTCCAACTTGTGTTTTATTAAATTGTTTAGTTATATTTATACAAATTGACTCGGGTATTTCACCCAGATCAACTAACTGTTTGTTTCTATTTAGATTACGTAACATTTCATTATCGCAGAACATCTCTGGATCAAGGTCAATCCATGCTTCAATTTTTTTCTTTGTTATAGGTCTTTGTCTTCTACCCTCATCTATAAATACGTTGTCATCAGACAAAATATTGGGAACACCATCACTAACATCTCCCTTTATAAGTTTCTCATGTAAAGACCATTTGGGATCACCTTCTACAAATTTCTTCTGTATAGGAGAATATTGTCTAACATTAAATCCTTGTAACTGTATAAAGTCTTTATCACTTGATAGTATCAAAGTTCTTTCGTGTGCTAACCTTGTTAAAACGGCAATGATATCATCCGCCTCTGCACCCTCGACCTGTAAGACCTTATACGGAAACCATTCTGTTAATTCAGACTTCAATAAATTAAGACTGTCATATAAATCCTGCCAATCAATGTCAGAACCTGTAGCTTTCGCTTTTCTTCTTGACGCCTTATAATTCGGGAAAATATCTTTCCGCCATGATTTAGGTGAATCACAACATAATATCAATTCACCATATTCTTTTGTAAATTTATTTCTGTATAATCTTAAGGTATTTAATACGTGTGGTCTCAATGCTTTCATACTTGCATCACCATATTTCGATGATGTCATATAAGTACCAATAAAGATTTGAGAAAAGTCAACTAGTAGTGCCATCTTTCTTTTTATTTTCATCAATTATTTGCTGAACCTCAATAGGTGATCTAACCGCATGTAGGAACTGCTGCCATTGTCCTGATCTTAGACTCCAATTATAAAACATATCAAAATAACTTTTTTGAATTCTTAATAGATTCTGTATATCATCATCCCAGAAATGTTCTATAGCACGACCTAAAATATGTCCATGTACTTGTGCGTGTTTATCTGGATCTTGTTCATACCCATACATCCAAGGAAAGTTTGCTCCGGTTTCCGGTAATGCTCCAAGACTAGGTACTACAGCTAAACAACCCGCACTACACGCCTCAATTAAAGTAATACAACTTGTCTCTTCGTAAATACTAGGATAAGCCATGATATGCATATTAGATAACATTTCACGAATTGTATTATTATCAACAGTACCATAATAATTAACTCCCTCGGTTTCCTTTGCACGTTTATATATGTGCCTGAATTGTTCATCCATGTGAGGTCTGTCATATATCTTAAAACTAGAATAGATATGTAATTCAGCATTTAGGCCGTCCTTAAGTGTGTTTCTCATAAAATCCCAAGCGTTCAATAATACTTCAAGGCCGCGATGAGGTGTCGAAAAATAACACACATTTATCTTATCACCATCTTTCGGTTTTTCATGAACAGGAATAGGAGTAATTGCATTTTGTATTACAACACCTTTATCATAAGGTAAACCAAGATATACATTAAATTGATATTGCTGCCAATGGCTAACAAAAACAATTCTCTCAAATCTTTTTAAACTTTCCTTATCTTTCACATGTTGTACTTCAGGGTCTCCTGCAAGGTCGTGTATCCAAAGAATTCTTTTTTTCCCTTCTTCTAAATCTCTAACTCTTGTACTAATAATCTGAAAATCATCTAATAGGCCGGGTTCAACCCGTTCTACTTCATCATAAAGCCATCCGCGCATAAGTTCAGTACCACCTATTGCCTTTTTGGATATAGGGGCTAAGTCTTGTTTCTTTTCATCAAAGTCTATCTTAAATTCCACATCATCTTCCGGATTCTCTATTGATACATTAGACATATCGCCTACTCCGGTAACTTTAGTCTTATCTTCTACGTTTACTGCTTTAACCATAAATTTTTCCTATTATAAAAAAACATCACAAAGCACAACCACGGCGAACTTTAGATCGTGCTCTATGATGTTATATTAATACTTATTAAGTATATTATACTACAGTTTTTTCAAATGTCAAGTCACTTCAAAAACTTCCCTAAATCTCCTGTAAATTGCTTATCAGTTAAAGATTGTGGCCCCTCAAAATTCGGACTAGGTTTATGTTTCTTCTTACCAAAGATAGCTTCCGGTTTATGATACAACCATGTACCTTCTTTGACAAGTTTTTCTAGTTCAGCATAACATTCATCTGAACATACAACAACAGAATCCTGCTCATTGTTCCACCAATGACCGACATCATGCTTTGGCATAATTTGTGATTTATAACAATATGAACAAATCATAAGTTTGCCGTGAATTGTTTATCTGTCAATGCAGATAATTTAGTCATTGAACGGTGGCGTTTGATCGTTTCTATC